CCATTAAGTGAGGTAGTTCGATTACATCTCCTACCATTAATTTTCTTCCCACAACATCAATCATATCATTATAGTGTACGGTAATGAATATAGTGTCATTACTTAAGAACAACCCAAACTGACTTAAATCAAAGTCTAAGTTTTGAACGTTATAATGTCCTCTTAGACGATAAATGTCTTTTGCATACTTACGATCTCTGTTTTCCAAAAACAACAAATCTTGTATGTTCAGAGGGTCTAACGTATTGTATTGTGGTTGCGTAAAATCTGCTGAGGGACCGTTATCTTGCGGACCCAAATACTTGTGAATGTACAGATCCGTTCCGCCCACTGTAAATTGTTCGGATATTGTTCTATCCAAAAATCGATAGTCGTTTTGTTTCTCTGGTCTGTATAATGATAGTCTTGGCATATATATATTTATCGTAAGGGCGGCCTCGCTCATTTTTGCGATTGGGTAAGCAAAGGCTTGCAAATAATTTTTTAGGTGTTAGAATGACTGATAAATTGTTTCATGTAACTGATAATTCAGTCGTCATCTTTTGGAGTAGTAATGGCAACACGTAAACGCAAAGTAATTAGAGCAACTACTAGTGGTCGGCGAACTAAAGACCCAAGCGAGTTGCACCTAAATGATTTGGACGAACAGCATTACGGCAAAGAGCCAGACTTCAGAGAAAAGGAAATTCTCCCGGAACAACGAAATTCACAAGTCGGCAGAGCCTTAAACTGGTACACTCATATTATGGACCACAAAATGGCAAAAGACTTTACTGCCCAGTTGTTAATTAGTTGGGATAGAAAAGACGAAGCCAAATTATTGATGAAGTGTCCAGATTCTATCGTTTGCACAACTTCTGGTTCGCTATCAAGGCTTGCCTTGTACAGGGGTTGGGTTATGTCAGACTCAGAAAAAAACTTTATCGAAACCCGTGTCGTTGCCAAGATGAAAGAATGGCACGAAGAAAATTCTAAAAATAAAGAAGAAGACGATGAAGAAGGCGTTAAGAAACCTGCACGTAAATCTATACAAGAAATTATGATAGAAAAAATGTATGAAGCAGGTGGGTACATCGATGGCCTAATAGATGAGTACATTCATACAGCAGATGCAAAAGGAAATGTTGATCCTACAGCAGACGTACTTAAAATTCTCAATGAATATAATATTTTAGCACAACATACTAATACGTTATCAGGTATATACGAAAACGAAAAAGGCGAATTTAAAGAAGTTTTAACGGGGAAAGATGAGCAGTTAGTAGAAGCATACAGTAACTTTAATAAGACTCAAATTAAGAATATTGTTAATTTTTATGAAAAGGTGCAAAGTGCTATCAACTCGTATGGTGTTCTTAAACTGCAAAGCAGAGCCAAACGTAAACGTAAGCCTGTGTCTGTTGAAAAGTTAGTTTCTAAACTAAAACATCAACGTAAATTTATAGACGAACCAAATAAACTAGAATTAGAAGGGTTGCATCCTAAAGACTTACATGATAAAAAAGAGGCTTGGGTATACGACTCTGCAAAACGTAAACTGCACCATTATGTAGCAGATTCATTGGGAGGAACGTTGTTCGTAAAAGGCAATACATTGTGCGGATTTGATCTTGCCGCAAGTCAAATTAAAACACTACGTAAACCTGCTGAACAAATTCCGCAGATTATGGGAAGTAAACCAGCCGCAAGACAATTCTTTGACAAAATCAAAGCAGTTGGTGTACAGCCTAAAGGTCGTTTTAACGACAGCATGATTATACTTAGGGCATTTTAATTTATGGCAAGTTATATGGTAATTGGCGGTTGTTCACATACCGCAGGCGCCGAGATAGATGGTACCATGGACAGCGAATACAATAGATCAAAAAGTTTCGCAAATCGTTTTGCAGAAAAACTGGGATACATTCCAATCAATCTTGCTATACCGGGCGCAACAAATACACACATTGCAAGAACAGTTACTAGTTATTTTGATGAACACAAAGATTTAGTTAACAATAAAGCCAACGACTTTGCAGTAATGGTTAACTGGACAGAGTGTTGTAGATTAGAAGCACCCGTACCTTTTGAATTTGATGGGGACACAAATACATCTGCTTCTTGGGCTTTGATCAGAGAAAAATACGTCAGGGTAAACCCGGGGTACAGGGGACACTCAGTAAGAGAAAGACCGTTTACAGATTTGATGCAACGATTCATGGTAGAAAATGAAACGTTTTGTCAAATTTATTCGTTAAACTTAGTTTTGCAATTGCAATGGTTTTGTAAAGCAAACAACTACAGATATTTTATGTCTAGTGCAGGCTATCTACACACGCCGGAATACAAAGAATGGACTAGTCGTTTGATAAGACAAGTAGATACTAAACATTTTTATGAATTTCGGGATAACTACAATTATGCATTTTATGAAAAATTCAAAGATAAGGGTATGGATAGCCCGTTAGCACAATATGGGCATTATGGAGAAGAGGCTCATCGTTTACACGCAGAAGACTTATACAACTATTTTAAAAAGGCAAATGTATGAATCATTTAGAAGAACAAGGTGTGGGTTATTGGACACACTTAGTAAGAGTTATTAAAGCGTCACTAAAATTATTTAAATTAGGATTTGCAGGTATTATACACGGAATATTTCCTTCAGTGTTTATTAATACTGTGTCACTGGGAATCAAAGAAGTAGAAAAAGAATTAATGTATGTTCCAAAGAATCTAAAGAAACGTAGTTCCTGATAAATACTATATCAAGAGGAACAATTATGGCGTCTAATGACTTGGCAGTGCCAAACAATTTAAATTTAGAACAACTCAAAGAGGAGATGTTCGATAACCTACGCTTTAGATTAGGTGACGGGATTATTGATTTGGAACTAGATCCAGAGCATTACGAACAAGCCTATATTTACACAATTAAAACGTACAGACAACGTGCTGAAAATTCAGTGCAAGAAAGTTATACGTTGTTAACGATTGAAAAAGACAAAGATGCTTACACATTACCCAGCGAGTTTATTAACGTAAGACAATGCTTTAGACGTACAATTGGTCTAGAAACAGGCCCAGCCGCATCCTCATTTGACCCATTCTCATCTGCAATCTTAAACACTTATTTGTTAAACTATAACTATGCAGGTGGTCTAGCAACATACGATTTCTATGCAGGTTACGTAGAATTAGCCGCAAGAATGTTTGGTGGATTTGTTATCTACACGTTTGACCCTGTCACTAAAACAATTAGATTTGTTAGAGACTTTAAAGGCTCAGGTGAACAAGTTCTTATTTGGGCTGACATCTTACGTCCAGAAACATCATTACTACAAGACCCAGGTATCTCGCCTTGGATATACGATTTCACACTAGCAACACTAAAAACTATCATTGGTGAAGCACGTGAAAAATTCTCTACGATTGCTGGCCCAAGTGGCGGTACTGCACTAAACGGAGCCGCTATGAAGTCTGAAGGTAAACAAGAACAAGAAAGACTGTTCAAAGACCTAAGAGACTACGTAGATTACTCACAACCACTTACTTGGATTCAAGGATAAATTTACTACATGGATGTTGACAGTTTCCAATTTACCAATGACATTTGGTTTATAGGAGTGCAATGCGGTAACACGCCAAACAATATCAAACCATATCGCGGCAACACATCATCTGTGTCCGTGCCAAAAACAAACCCTGCTGAAATAAAACACTTAATCTTTGGTTTTATGTTGTACGAACCTCAAATAGGTTATAACTATACAGAATGGATGCGTGATACTATAAATTATTTGCACGATTCAAAGTTTTTTCCTAAATTAGAAACGATTCATGTTTTTTATGTAGGTGCACGAATTGATTTTGATGAATTGCCTGATCATTATCCTGTATATGGACGTTATATGGAATATTTTCTTTTACGTTCAGATCCAGATGTTATAGAAAAGTATAGCATTGGTTTAGATTCTGGTGCTAAATGGATAGATAGTCTTAACGATAAAAAGGCGTTGTGGTTAATAGGAGATGTATCTACTCGACCACACAAATTTCCTTTACTTTACAAATTTTATATAGAAAACGATTTAGACAGACTGAATTATTCTTTGACCACGGTTCTTCAAACCCAAGAGGGATATGATCCGTTAACAATTTCAGATTCCCCGGGTAGTTATTGGCTAGAGAGAATATTTAAAGAAGTTTTTGATTTAGAATTGTCGTTTACTGAACTAGCAGACTTGTATCACAAACTAAAAAGAGAGATGCCAGATGACATGTTCGGTGAACTCGCATTAAAAGGAATACACCAGTTCGATTTAGCAACTTATTGTTTTCCTAAAGATTGGAATAAAGCCACATTGATTATAATGCCTGAAACTTGGTTTAAACATCCACTAGAACCAGAAAGTTTTCAAGGTGACGGAGGAATATCTCGTAGACAATATTGGGAAAATAATAGTTACCCTACTACAGAAAAAACATGGAAAGCAATTGCAACGAAAAAACCTTTTATTGGAATCAGTTACAATGATTTGCAAGAAAAATCACTTGAAAGGTTAGGATATAAAACATTTAGAAAATATACACATCATCCTAAAATGATAGATGCTGACGATTACTTGTCAGTAGCAGAACATATCAATATAGCCCACACTCGTATCACCACATTTTTAGATAATTCATCTAGTTATGCACCAGGTATAGAAAAAGATATTGAATATAATTATGAACACCATAAACATGTTATAAAAGAACATTGGAATGAACTATACCAATGTTGTCCTGTCTTAAAACATGTAGACAAAGTAAAATTCTTACGATTATTTTCGATTCCTGCGCCTTGGCATCAACCTCTTGATTCACCCCAATCAGATTGGATCATGTCGAAGCCGGGTTGGTAACCAAAGTAGTTGACTTCGGCTTGTCACTGTTATATAATCAAGTTTTATGAATGAGGCAAACCGAATGATTATTGGCATCACCGGGCTTATTGCGAGTGGTAAAGACACTGCCGCAGATTATCTAATCAGATTTCACGGATTCAAAAAACTAAGTTATGCAGGTACACTAAAAGACACTGTTGCCGCAGTGTTCGGCTGGGACAGAGAATTACTAGAGGGCACTACCCAAAGTAGCAGAGCATGGAGAGAGCAGGTGGACGAATGGTGGGCGGAAAGGCTGGGACTCCCACATTTGACTCCTCGTTGGATTCTTCAAGTCTGGGGAACTGAAGTTTGTAGAAAAAACTTTCACAACGATATTTGGGTAGCCTCAGTAGAAAATCAAATCAGACGATCAGGAGATAACATTGTTATCACTGATTGTAGATTTAAAAATGAACTAGATGCAATTAAAAATGCAGGTGGCATAACAATTAGAATAGAACGCGGTGAAAAGCCCGAATGGCTAGTTGATGCTGTTGGTTATAACTATTATGGTGATCCACAAGCATTGGCAAGATTGACCGACTTAGGTATTCATGCTAGTGAATATAGTAGTGTGGGATTAGATTATGATCACACGATTAATAACAACGGAACAATCGATGATTTGCACAACAAGATTAAATCAATAATCAACTTGTAAATCTCCACGCTTCCATTTAAAGTCTTTTTTCTTTACGACCTCTACGCAGTTTAAGCATATTGTTCGTAAATTAGTAAAGTTTACATTTGTCAAGTCACCGTCAATGTGATAAACTAACATCTGTGTAGGATAGACGCAATTAAATCCACAAACATCACATGTAGATTTTTTTTGGTATCCTGCTTTTTCCCAACTATATAATCGTCTAAACTTCTTTTTCTTTTTTCCGCAGTGGTCACAAAGACTGCGGTAATGTCTCACACCCTCACGAATGTAATTAACAGCACAAAAGTGTCTGTTGCATTCTTTACACATAGGTCTTGATAACATATAGGTATTTATAATACCTTCGAAGGTTTTAATAACCATCGATTTTTTTATGAAGGAGATAAATAATAATATGAATTAACCCAGGGGGTAACCCTCACAATTATACAAAAGGAATAATATTATGGCACTAACATCACCCGGCGTAGAAGTAACGATTATTGATGAAAGTCAATACTTACCAGGCGCACCAGCATCGGTTCCCTTTTTCTTAGTAGCAACAGCACAAGATAAAGCAGACCCAACAAGTACAGGCACAGCCGCAGCCACAACTGCCGCAAATGCCGGAAAATTATATCGTGTTACAAGTCAGCGTGATTTGGTGACACTATATGGTAACCCTTATTTTTATACTACATCTAATGGAACACCTATTCAGGGTTACGAATTAGATGAGTATGGTCTATTGGCTGCTTACTCAGCACTTGGCATTTCTAACCAAGTGTTTGTTTTAAGAGCAGACATTGACTTAGCAAGTTTAGTAGGTTCTACAGGTCGACCAACAGGCGCTCCACAAGATGACTCTTATTGGTTAGACACAACTACTTCAACTTGGGGTATTAACGAATTTAATGAAACAACAGGATTGTTCACATCAAAAAATCCTACAGTTATTACTGATACTGATTTATTAGCAGGAGGTGTTCCTCTTAATTCATTAGGTAACATCGGTGATTACGCAGTTGTTGCTCTTGCAAATTATCAATATCCTAGTGCATCTAGTGCACCACAATACTTCTATAAGACACCTGCTAACACTTGGGTCTCTATTGGAAGCGAAGACTGGTTTAAAGCACACCCCGCACTACTGGGTAATAATGCTAATCCAACATTAACAGCAGGTGATACTTTTGATCTAGTAGTTAATGGCTCAAACGTTGCAACGATTACTGTTGCAGCCGCTCCTAACAATACTGTTAGCCAGATTGCCGCAGATATCAACTCTCTTAACTGGAAATATCTATTTGCACAAGTAGTAGATAACAAACTTGCTATCTATTCTGGACAAACAGGTCAAGAAAGTGGAACACCATATTATATTAGAGTAACAAACCAAACAGGTACTGTATTAACTGATATGGGCTTTGCAGGCACACAAACTGGTTTCCAGCCAAAAGTATTTTACGGAACATCTGCTCAACAGCCACTATGGCAATCAACTCAAGCAGAACCTGCTCCATCTGGCTCTGTTTGGATCAAGGTTGGCTCAGCAGGAAACGGTTTAGTACCAGCATTTAATCAGTATGATTCAATTTCTGCTTCTTATACAGCATTGAATTCTACATTTGCAAACGCAGATTGGGCTCAAATTAACTCTGTAGACTCAACAGGTGGACAAGCAATTCCAGCTGGAAGTGTTTATACTCAGTATGATTTTAATGGCGAGTATGCAGACGGTCCTCTTTATTTCTGGTATCGTTTTGGAACTGGTCCTACAGTAATCAAAGGAACTAATACAGCTCCTGACTTTACAAACGGTCCTTACACTGCATACGTGCAAGTATCAACTCCAGGTTCTTCAACTTTGAGTTCTGATTATACATTCTTTTTGAATGATAGTACAGATGCAACTGATTTTGTAACATCATGGTCAGCGGCAAACATTCCTTACACTTCAGCAAATGTTAATGATGATGGTTCTATCAGCATTACTCATACTGCTGGTGGTACTATTGTAATGCGAGACATTCAAGCAGATGGTACTAGCAGTGGTCTATGGGCAGAAGCAGGATTTGTTGCTAACTCAACAGCAGGTTGTAAATATGGCCCTGCAGTTGATGATATTACATTTAACGTTTCTCAATCTTCATCAACAGGAGCCGGCGTTGGCTTGAATATTGCAGTATCTAACAGTTATGAAAGATATCAATTTAATCCAAATGTTGTTTTAAACGGTGGATCAGGTCACGTAGTAGGTGATAGAGTTACATTCTCTGGCTCTGATATGGGCGGATCTTCACCTGCAAACGATTTAACAATCGTAGTTACAGCAGTTGGTACAGGCGGTGACGTAACTGCTTATACTTGGTTCTCAGGTGTTGCGACTCCTGTTTACTCAGTTCAGTTATCAAACTGGAGAGCATTCTCATTAACAACGTCAGGCGCTAACTCATTAACATCTAATGAAGGTGCACCAACATCAATTCCAGACAACTTAACTAACTGGTTCTATTCTTCAGTAGATCAGTGTGATATTATGATTAATACCACAACAGGTTGGAGAGGATACGGAAATCAAGGATATGATCAAAATGGTCTACCTTCTCCGACTATCATCAACAACACTGACCCAGCTGGTCCTATTATCAGTGCTAGTGAACCAAGTCAGCAGTCAGATGGTACTACATTAGTTTGGGGTGATCTTTGGATTGATACAACAGACTTAGAAAATTATCCAGTTATTTGGAGATGGCAACAAGTCGACGGTACTGACAGATGGGTTAAGATCGATAACACTGATCAAATCAATCCTTCTGGTGTTGTTTTTGCTGATGCACGTTGGGCAACAAATGGCACAACTAACCCAGCAAACGATCCAATGGCGTCAATTCCCGTGTTATTAACAAGTGATTACTTAGATGTTGATGCTCCTGAAGATGGATTGTATCCCGTAGGTATGTTGTTATTCAACACAAGACGTTCTGGATATAACGTAAAACAGTATCGTGTTAACTATTTCAATAGCGACAGATTCCCCAATGACAATCTTCCTAATCAGAAGGATGCGTGGGTAACTTCTTCAGGCTTACAGTCAAACGGTGCTCCTTATATGGGTCGCAAGGCTCAAAGAGCAATGGTTGTTCAAGCAATGAAGGCTGCTATTGATACTAACACAGCACTTAGAGACGAAGATAACTTCTTCAACTTACAAGCCGCTCCTAACTATCCTGAGTTACAGCCTAACATGATTACGTTGAACTCTGATAGAGGTGAGACAGGCTATATTGTAGGTGACACTCCATTAAGACTAAAAGATGATGCTACTGAAATTCAAGCATGGGCTACTAACTTAGCAAGCGCGGCATCAACTGGTGAAGATGGACTAGTCACAAGAAATACTTATATGGGTCTATTCTACCCATCAGGTATTACTAATGACCTATCAGGTAACTTAGTTGCAGTTCCTGCTTCACACATGATGGTCAGAACTATGTTACGTAATGATGCGATTGCTTACCCCTGGTTAGCTCCAGCTGGTACAAGACGTGGTATCATTGATAACGCCGCAAATATCGGTTATGTTGATGCACAAACAGGTGAATTTAACGCAATTAAAACACGTGTTGGCATCAGAGATGTTCTTTACTCTAACTTCATTAACCCACTAGTGTTCTTTACTGGTAACGGTTTATTGAACTATGGTAACAAAACATCATTTGATTCTTCATCTGCATTAGATAGAATCAACGTAGCACGTTTAGTGGCATACATTCGCAGACAACTTACTCTAGCCGCAAGACCATTTGTGTTTGAACCAAATGATCCACAAACAAGAAAGTCAATTAGATCAGTAATTGAAGGCTTGTTCCAGGATCTAGTTGCAAAACGCGGTCTATACGACTACTCAGTAGTGTGTGATGAATCTAATAACACTCCAGCAAGAATCGATAGAAACGAACTCTGGGTTGACATCGCTGTAGAGCCTGTCAAAGCAGTCGAATTTATTTACATTCCTGTTAGAATTTTTAACACTGGTGAGTTATCAGGACAGCAATAAAATTAAATTGACGAAAGTGGCTTCGGCCACTTTCTGAAATTTTAGATAAATAAAGTATATAACAGGAGATTAACAATGGCAACAGCCTCAGATACATTAGCAAAACTTTCAGTCGTACCCGAAGGAGGTGCTAACCAAAACTTGTTGATGCCAAAACTTCAATATAGATTCCGAGTGAATTTTATTAATTTTGGTTTTGACGATGATTCTTCACTCGTTTGTACCAGACAGGTTGTAGATTGTGCAAGACCTCAAGTACAGTTCGATGAGATTACACTTAACGTGTATAACTCACGTGTCTATCTTGCTGGTAAGCATACTTGGCAAACACTTGCCGTCAATCTTAGAGATGACGCTTCAGGTAATATTTCAAAAGCAGTTGGTGCTCAATTACAACGTCAATTAGACTTTTATGAGCAATCTTCAGCGGCTGCTGGTGGAGATTACAAGTTCGATATGGAGATTCAAATCTTAGACGGTGGAAATGGCATCAATACTCCTACTGTATTAGAAAACTGGTCTTTATCAGGTTGTTTCTTACAACAGGCTAACTATCAGACTCTAAACTATGGAACATCTGATGCTGTAACTGTAGCATTAACTGTACGTTATGATAATGCTATTCAGACTAATGGTTCTGGTGACTTAAGTGGTGTACCAGGAGCAGGTATTGGTCAGCCAGGTCTACAATCCTTCCCAGGACAAACTGCTACTGCTACCTAATAGTAGTACGAGTAAAAGACTTAAACTTAATAAAGCCAGGTTTTTCCTGGCTTTTTTATTGGTGATAAATACAATATAACAAGAGAATCCTTATGCCAATAGATATAGATGGAATATTAAATCGATTTTGGAACGATGCTCAAGGACGCAGATATTTGCGTGATTGGCAACATGCGGAAGAAGTTTTTACTCCCGGTGGTTTTGCTAATGCTCCCAAAGTCAAATTTATGTTCCACACTAACTTCATCATTAACGGTGAAGCGTGGCAACCACCAACAGGTAAAAATTACGGTCTTTTAGTAAAAGACGTACAATTACCTAAATTTAAAATAGACACAACAGAGTTAAATCAGTA